GGGCTGCATCGACCTCCCCGGCACTGCGGTGACTAACCCCGACGGTTTCCCGGAAGTTGAAACCTGCTGGGAGCTGACCGATGCAGAATTGGAGCAGATCACCAAAGAACGTCGCATCTACCTGTATACGATGGGCCGATCCGTGCCCCCGATGTTTCTTTCTGCGGTGTCCCTGCTGAGATTTGGAGGTGAACCGGATGATTAAACTGTCGCAACTCCCGGACGACACCATGCTTACTGTATCTCACCGATATGACGGTGAGATTGAGCTAATGGATAAGGCGGATTTTTTACAGTCTGCATATTTTCTTGATTATCCTGTTGAGCCTTTTCCCTCTGTCACATTGGCAGTTAAACAGGTCCAGACCTTTGACCTGTACGACGTCATTGAGCGAATCGGTGAGGACGACACCTACGAAGATTGGGATTTGGATGTTTACAATGACCTCCGCAATGCCCCTGAAACCGAAGCCTTCTTAAATCTGATCCACACAGTTTTTGAACGGCATCCTACTTTTTGGGAAGGCAAGCCCATTGAGATTGATATGGTGCCTGAGAGAAAGGAGTAACAACATGAAATCTGAAGAATACTGGCGCGGTAAGCCCGGTGCCAAATACGGTATTTGGAACAGCGTCAAAAAGGAATTCCAGTTTGGCATTTGTGAGGACACGCCCGCCCTGGCTGAA